ATTTGAAGGAACATTATTATGAACCGTGCGTGCTATCATTTTATATAATTTAAATTCTGGATATCTTTCTTCGCCGCATTTTTTATAAAGAATGTTACGTCCTTTATCATCTGTACACCACTTATTAATCATGATGGTCAACGGGTGTTTATCGAACTTGTCTTCCCACGCATCATAAAAATAATCATAGATAGAGCATCCCAATCTACACAAATCAAAACTTTTATTGGGCTCGATTATTGGTTTATTCTTATTCAAATAAGGTTCGGTATTGTATTGTGTAGCAGCATCACCGTTGGAATTAAAACTATCACTACATATAATATTACCTTTATATGTATAAATGGCTCTTCCAAAATCTATCATTTTAAATAGCCTTCCGAATGTAGGCACCTTGTAGTATTGGTTGTTATATTTATAAATAATAAATTTAATATCTGTCGTATTATACATTATATTATTCGTATGTAAATCGTTATGTGTAAAATCGAACATTTTTTGATATGTAACAAGCATCATTATTATTTGAAATAAACAACTAGCCCATTCATCTGTAGACATATCTTCTGATAATAACGTATCCATCGTTTTTTCCATGGCTTCTAGACATATAACTTGAACGGGAAAGTCTTTTAATGTTGCCGTGCATTCAACGTCAGAGCTGATGCTATAATCAGAACTATCGGAATCACCATCACTTCCATCACTTCCATCGCTACTATAAGATGACCGTGAAGAACATTTTGAACTTTGGGTGCTATTACTACTCGATTTAGAATTTGTGCTATATTCTAATACAACTCCCGAATTATCATTTGTCGGATTTTCAAATACATCGTTGAAACCCGCATCATCTATATTGTCTACCGATAATGTAGTTTTATTTGATATTTCGAGCTTCTTTCTATAATTCCTCGTGAAACTATCATTATTTAATAATTCTTCATCAATATTAACATCAAATAATTTATTCTTATTTTCTCTAAAAAATTTATTTTCATTCAAATATTCGATATCATCCAAAAGGTCAATCTCATATTTTTTATTAATGGCAAGAAATGAACCATAAAAATCGAGACCATGTATGAAATTATGCGTATGTAAAATGTTACTCGTTAGGTATGTAAAAAAACTATCAACATATGCAGAATTATTTGGATCTAATATTTTGGGGTCACATTTCTCTCCGGTTAATGTTGGTAAAATCTTAATATTTTCTGCTGTTTCGCCTTTATATTTTCCTACCATAAATTTTATGGGATCAATTAAAGGTGAATATTTGAAAAAAGTATTGGTTTTAATTGTTGTAGTGTCAGATTTAATCGTACAATTAAATCTATATTTTGTATCTGTTTTCTCTAAACTTGTAATATTAAAATGTTGATTTAAATTTAAACTTTTATAGTTAGCATCATTTAATTTAAAAAACCTCTTATATATTGGAATATAATTTTGGATTTCCACTAAATTATTATCTTCTAACATTTTAAACAAGGTATCGTTTTCATTCTTTTTATAATACAATTCAAACATTTGTAATTTATCCGTTTATTAATTTTAAGTAATTTATGCGTAAAATGATTCATTTTTATTTAATTTAAAATATTAATGAATTTAGAGTTAAAAAAATTTAATATGAAATCTATACAATTCAAACCAAATGAAACACAAGGACCCGTTATTGTATTTATTGGAAGACGTGATACAGGTAAGAGTTTTCTTGTTAGAGACTTACTTCACCATCACCAGGATATACCAATCGGAACGGTTATTTCCGGGACTGAAGCAGGAAATGGGTTTTACTCTAAAATGGTCCCTAAATTATTTATACATGACGAATATAATACAGCGATTATAGAAAATATTCTAAAACGGCAAAAAATGGTAATAAAACAGGTTAAAAAAGAAACAGACGTGTATGGTAAAACCAATATAGATGCGAGAGCATTCGTGATACTTGATGATTGTCTATATGATAATTCATGGGCGCGAGAAAAGTTAATGAGATTATTATTTATGAATGGTCGACATTGGAAGATAATGCTTGTAATCACCATGCAGTATCCATTAGGTGTGCCACCTAACTTAAGAACCAACATAGACTATACCTTCATTTTAAGAGAACCTTATATTGCAAACCGTAAAAGAATATATGAAAATTATGCGGGCATGTTCCCAACATTTGAAAGTTTTTGTCAAGTGATGGACCAATGCACAGAGAATTATGAATGCTTAGTTGTAGCGAATAATGTTAAGTCTAATAAATTAGAAGACCAGATATTTTGGTATAAAGCACAGGCTCATAGAGATTTCAAGTTAGGAAGTAAAGAATTCTGGGAATTATCTAAGGATCTTGGTAGCGATGATGAAGATGAAATGTATGACCCCGCTGCTGCTAAGAAAGGGCCTGTTATTAATGTTAAAAAAAATAGATGGTAGCGTGGGGTATAGATCCCCACGACATATTAAAAAAATTGACCGAGGATGAACTAATTAAAGGTAAGATAATAAGTAACATAAGATGGAATCAACCAAATCACAAATTATTAAGGTATTGGCTGCGAGTGCGTCGCCTTTGGCGCGCAAGACGATTCAGAAAAGGTTGAAAATGAACCGACGGGAAGCGAGGTATCATATGAACAGGATGTTGGAAGATGGAACAATTCGTAGGGTGATGCCTCTACAAACAGGTAGCAAAAAGGTAATGTTTAATAGGAAGACGGGTGGGGTGTCAAAGGATAAACAACGACGTGAAAGGAAAAAGACGTATTCAAAGAGTTGGAAAATGAAGAATTTTAATGTGTTTGTTCTTGTGTAAATACATTTAAATAACCCATGCTATTACAAACGGGGATACTCCTAGACCATCATGTTAAAAAACGGATGGTAATATGACTTAATTCTTCTTTTTTTGTTTTCGCTTCTTTGTTTGTTTCCGCTTCTTTGTTTGTTTCCTCTTCCTTCTCCTCTTATATTTATAACTTCCGGCCGCCCTTGCCACTCTTGATGGTTTTATTGATTTGGCGAGGACATCCAAGGATTCTCGTCGAATAGCTTCAATCCCATCGTCTGCTGGGGGGAACTCTTGCAAGTTGTCTATGCTATTTAAAAACCCTACTATCGTATCATCCAGCATCCATCTACGATCCATGACATAGTCAAATGCCGTGTTTCCATCCCTATCCCTTATTGTCATATTGGCATTATACGCATCTTTAGCTATATTAAAATCCCTTAGTTTATTGTTATAATCAACCTCTAACAAGCGCGCCATCTCTCCATCAGGCGCTGCAACCATTCGCTTCCCCGCCTCCTCGAGTTGCTCGTCACGAAACTCGAGTTCGAGTTTGGCATGATTTGCCAACGCTTGTATAATGTTAAGTCGTCCTTCTCCTTCGTTATATCCCACACTGTTAGCTGCCTGTATGAGGGCCGTTTTTCCAGATTTGTTCTGTAAATTAATGTTAATCTTATCATTAGCTAATAGCATGTTTAGTATTTCAATTAGACCGTTTTTAGCACAATGCATAAGAGCGGTGTTCCCATCCTTATCCTTCTTATTGATGTTAATTTGGGTATTATTTAATAGGTGAAATACGTGTCTTGGTACCTCGTCTGGGTGTTCCTCTGAATCATGCCACCAGTAATCGTCGCGTTTACAAATTTTTATCAGTTCCTGGGCGTCCATTATATATTATTGTAAATATTAAAAGGGTACATATTATTGCTTCTGTGTATAATCTCTGATGGTTGTCCTAATATCAAGACATTCGTTAATGTTTTTTCCTTTTACCAATTCTGTTCCTAAACTACTCGCAGAAATCGCCGATATTTCTAGGATTTTCATAATGATCTATAACCCTCGCATGATACAAACGACGTAGTAAAGGTGTTCTTAGGATTTTTAATGAAAGCATGGTTTATTATATAATTATATATTTATATAATAAAATCAATTTCTTATTCTTTGGGTGTAAAAGATATACCACATCCACATGATGAAGCTAAAGTTTTATTAGGATTAAAAACAAATTTATTTTCAAATATTCCGTTAGCATAATCTTCTGGTATGTAATCTATCGTTGTTCCCAATAATAGAAACTCAGAAGAAGGTTCTATTAACAGTTCATTCTCGCCATTTGTCAGTATTGTCGGTTTGAATTTGCCTTGCTCATTGGATATCTCTTTATATTCATCGTCGCCCAATAATTCCAGTTTATAATTATACCCCGAACAACCACCGCTTGATGCTGAAAACATGAAACGTTTAACATCTTGTTTTTTGCATATCGAAATCATCTTTAACCATGCCTTATCTGTAACTATTATCGGTGTCTTATTTACTATTTGCTTCAGCATATACTATATTTTCAAGATATTTTAATAACCCTTTTCTTAATCTTCTTTGGATTCAGCGTCACCTTTGGTTTCCTTATCACTTGCTCTTGTTCGGATATTATCTCCTTCGAATAATTCTTTCCTAATATCCGCGCTTTCAACAACCTCTGTATTACTATCGATGCTTTTTTCTACTGTAGAAACCCCTACACCAACCAGGTTACCCTCAGCGTCAACATTTTGTGTTAACTTGTTACCACTTTCTTTCGCCAATTTTACATTTTCATCAATAGCATGCCGTTTCGCTTCGATTACTCTCTTTTCAAAATCATTCTTTGCCTGTGTTTCATTCTTGTTCTTTTCATGCATTAACTTATTTAATTCTTCCTCCAAATATTCAACCTTGCCCGTTTTATATGCCTCTGGTTCCCAAGGCATCCACATGCCTACAGGTCCAACATAAACATCATGATTGGGATCAACTTCACGTAATAATCTACACCTAAGCTCGGCTTCTTCCTGTGATGGATAACTGCCTCTAATCTTAAGACCCCTTGTGCTTGTTTGGAAATTGTTTTGTTCATTAAATACCTTTACTAGTTCATCTTCTTTAGCGTCAAGGAAGTTTTTATAGTCATCCGTTATGTTGGTTTTTACGAGATCTCCTTGTTCACTTTTAATGAAATCCTGTAAATCACTCATAATGTTGTCAAAATTAAACCCATATTTATGTGAAATAAAATTAAGAAACTGTGTAAATTTCTCAACATTTTTGCTATAATCCCAATGCTTTAGGAATTCTTTAAATAAAAACATCTCTTTCAGTTTTAAAATTTTTTCTGGACTTATAAACGATACACATACAAACTTTTGTCCCGCGATACCCTTGTCCTCGTCTAATAAATCTACATAGTTGCTTGAATTTTCCATTATAATATGTTTATTCGAGTTGGTTCTAAGTATATTAAATTCTATTTAATTTTTTTCTGTTTTAATAATATAATATGGCGTTTACGACTAAGAATAATCCATTTAGTGAATTAGGAAACTTTTTAGATTTCGGCGAACTTATACGTCGTATTGTTAAATATTTAGTAGAGGGTTTCATGGTTGCTATAGCTGCATATGCCATCCCCAAAAGAACACTACACCTTGATGAAATTATGCTGATTGCATTAACGGCTGCTGCCACTTTCTCTATTCTTGATACATATGTTCCATCTATGGCTGTCGGTGCAAGAAGTGGTGCAGGATTTGGTATTGGCGCGAACCTTGTCGGGTTCCCTGGCGCGAGTCCGATGTTTTAATTGAATTAAAATTTTCAAAATATAATTATAAAAATTAATTATATTTTAGTTAATGGCGTTTGTTATTGAAATAATTAAACAGTAGGCACATATTCCCATTTTAACTCTGAACATATTTTTTTCCATATTTCATCTTGTTCTATTCTTTTAACTGGATCTTTTAGCATTGGAAAATATGGGAGAAATGTAGTCTCTCCCAATAATTCACAAATCTTATATAAAACATAGTAATAATTTAAAAAATTAACTCTATCATCCGGACAATGTGAGGCATAAGGCCTTTGTATATCCATAAAAAGACTACATAACTTGTCTTCGAGTTCTGTACTCATTATAGGGGGTTTTATACCTAACTTTTCCTTAATGAATGGAATATGTTCATAATATTTATTATATCCCAATTTCTTTAATATATCCTTTGCTCGTTTATTTGTTAATTCCTTGAGATTTGTTCGTTCCTTTTTGATTTGAGATATAATACTCGTTAAAACTTCTTCTGGGATTTGGGTTGTTTCCTTCGCCTGAAACTGGGCCAATATCTCTCTAAAATGGTTTATTCTCTTATAAGCATAAAAACATACTTCTTTAGGTGGTTCCTTGTAAGAAGGTTTTTCATGCACGATTATATAAGGATGGTGTCTACTACACTTGTTACATATCTTTACTCCTTCTGATTCGACCGCTATTAATTCCCCTCCACAAACAACGCAGTCATCTTGTTCTATTTTATAATTCTCTATATCTAAGAATTTATCATCTATATTATTAAAATATTGTTGTATGGTATTTATTTCAGACACCGTCTTTTTTTCGTTGATGAAATCTTTATTAAAAAAACCATGCAATATCTTGGTTTTAGAATTTCCATCAATCAATTCCTTCTTCTTTTCAAAATATTTAAATACCAATTCTACATTATTTAACAAATACTCTTTTTTTTCTTGTTTGAGTCTCTTCTTTTCGTCATTTAAATTAATTAATTCATCTTTTAATTTAAGTTCTTTGTCTATATCTTTCCCTTTTATATTTTTTAATTTTTCTATAACTAGTTTTCGCTTTTCATTCAGTTCCGGAATTACTGTTTCTTCGGTGTATTTAAAGATATTCATTCTCTCTTGATGCTGATTGTCTACTGTTAATATAGTCTTTGTATCTCGGGTTATTTTTTTTGTTGCTTTTGGTTTAAATGCTGGCATTATTTTAACTATTTTTAACTTTTTAATTGTATTTTTTAGCAATACTTTAATTTTTTGGGTTTAATTCCCTCTCTATTTTTATTA